GAAAGCTTGCAGTCATAAGCAAAGATGAAATAGCACGCATGCATGGAAAGTCTCCTGACTATGCAGATGCTATCATGATGCGCATGTACTTCGAATTATTCCCGAATTACGGCAGCTATTCGTGGGCGTAGCGTACCCTTATAGGTATATTCGAAGGTAGTTATTTCACTTTTGTACCCTTGATGGTATAAATCGGAAATGCATTTTAACAATTTTTAACAGTGCGTGGTGCAACTTCTTACACTACATTTGCCCTATCAATTTAAAAACAACACACATGAAAACAGTATCCAAAATCCTTCGCTACATTATCGCCGCAGTTATCCTTTACGCAGTGCTTAGCTACTGCCAAGAAATCAATGATTGCCTAATGAAATACTAATCAATAAACAATAACAACATGAATTTTCACAAAGACAACTTAGAAGCACTGCAGAAGTTCCAGCAGATGCTGAACGCAGAACCTGACCAGGCAGGTATCGAATCAACGCCCGATAAGAAAGCACGCACGCTGGTTATTAGCCACGTTGAAACCACACTAGATGAACTGTTCTTTGGTCATTGGCGCACTGAAAACTTTAAGTGGGCAGTATTAGCCAACGAAGTGCAGGCATCACTTGACCTTGTAGTGATACATCCGATAAGTGGTTATGAAATTCGCAGGGTAGGTGCGGCTTCAGTTATCATTATGGTGGATCGCGTGCCCGATGGCGTGACCGGAACGGAGCGCAATAGATGGGCATTAAACCCTGATAATAAAAAAGCGAACGCTATGGACCTTGCATTCGGTAAACTCAAAGCAGAGTGCCTTAAAAATGCTGCGCTGTCATTAGGTAAGGTGTTCGGGCGTGATGTTAACCGCGTGAATAAAGACACGTACAAGCCATTTAAGTTAAAGGGCGCATTAGGTCGTGGGCATGAGCAGGATGTAGCGTATGTGCGCGAACTAATCCAGCAGGCAACTGATCTAACACAGTTACATAAAATCTTCAAAGCATGCAGTCCTGAAGTCTTAGCCGAAGTAGGTGATGAACTAAATGCGAAAAAAGACCAGTACGGCATGACCGAATAAATGTTAAAAATGATGGCAGGTGGTTACAGATTGTAACTATCTGCTATTTTTACCCCATCAATACAATAACAAAATGCAAAACACACTATTTAGAGCATCGCAGCTTGGTAAGCTAATGACCGATGCACGCACGAAATCAGGTTTAAGCGAAACGACTAAGAGCGCATTGCTGGAAGTCTATGTGCAAAACAAGTACAACCGCTACAAAGAGATTAGCAACAAGTACATTGAGAAAGGTATAGCTGTTGAGAATGATGCCATTGACATGTGGCGCAGGCATCGTAACGAAATTGTATTTAAGAATGAAGAAATGTTTGCTAATGACTTCATCAAAGGCACGCCCGATTTGCTTATCAAAGACGATGAAACAGGATTAGTAGTGAACGTGCCGGATATCAAATCTTCATGGGATATACACACCTTCATGGATGCTAAGACCAGCGACATCAGCAAAGACTACTATTGGCAAGGGCAGGCGTACTGCTGGCTAACAGGCGCACTAAAAGCTACCTTCTGCTTTGTCCTAGTTAGCGCACCCATCGAAATGATTAACGATGAAAAGTACAGACTATCGCGCAGACTTAACCTGATAGATCCGCAAGGTGATCCTGTATTCCTAAAGAAGGCAAAGAGCATCGAACGTAATATGATATATGATATGCCACGCTTCCTTCGTGAATACCCGGATGCTAACCTTGAAACACCACAGGACGAATGGGCATTTGACATTCCCATCGCAGAACGCATCCATGAAAAGGTTGTGGAATTCGATGCAGAAGCTATCGCAAAGCTTCAGGAACGTGTACCAATGTGGCGTGAATACCTTAATACTTTAGCACTATGAGACATCAATGGAGTAACGCGCATGGGTTAGAATACAATCCTAATGAAGCCAAATCGGTATGCGAAAAGTGCGGACTGGTAAGATTACGAATGAGCAATTTAAAGTCACAAGAAAACATCGCATACTATCATCCTACACTACCAACATTAACAACATACAAAGCACCTAAATGCAAAACATTATGAGTAAAGAAACAGCACTACAAATAGCAATGAGAATAACGCAGCGATATGCTAACTCATTATTTGATGAACACACCGCACGTGGTCGGCAGTTTATGCAGGAAATGTCTGAGTGTTTAGAAGAGGAACGTAAACAGATTATGGCTGCATTTGATGAAGAAAAAATTAAATGGGTAACAAAGATTCACGATGATGGTAGGATGTCATTATCAAATGAAATTGCATATACAAATGGCGAAGCATACTACAACGAAACATACGGAGGTGACAAATGATAGACAGCTTTTTAACCTATGTAGTTCCTCAGTTCTGCGTGATTATGGCAATAATTTTATTATACGTAATTGTCAAAGAAGTAGAAAAAACCAATAAAAAAGGAGGTGAGCAATGAACGCACTCTGCACAATTATCATTTGGTGTGGGATGCATTACGCAACACCTGCATGGATGAAAAAGCAGATACCTGCATGGATGTGGTCACGCTATGAAATACATATTATTCCATACGGCACTAACTTATCCAGCATCACAGATATCAATCCAAAGACTACCGCACTAATTGGTTTTAGTGCTGGTGGTTTGGATGTGCTGCGTAACTATTCGCAAGATTATGCACTAGTTGTTTTGCTTGATCCAACTACAAAGATTCATTATGCCAATACTGACTTCAGTAATAACACATACATGTTTTATAACGAAGCCAACTGGGGAAGAACTAACCGAAGCATGTTAGAAGTAGCTGACCGCATAAATGCCACAGGTGGGAAAGCCGAAAGCATAAACCTACAGCATAAACAAATACCCGGTTATTTTTTTAGCATATTCCAATCCGATGACAACTGAACAACTCAAAGACCACGTGCGCAATTCTATGCAGCACTACTACAATAAAGAGCAAGTTATTCAATTACTAAACAAACTAAAAGATGAAAGCAAAGGAAAAGGCATGGCAACTGTACTCGAACTATTTTGATATAGTCGAAGCTGGTGACCAGCATGGAGATTTAGCACTAATGCACATGCGTGCTATTAACGCTGCGCTGTATTGCGTAGATGAAGCATTGACTAACGCACCTACTGACATCGTAAATGATTTTGAAGGCACAGGTGAATACTATAGCGTCAAAGCATACTACCAACATGTTAAAAACGAAATACTAAAAATGAATGGGAGCAAAGAAGATGCGCTCAATAGACGAGCTGAGATTAGAGCGAACTAACCTACTGCAGATGTTTGTCACAGCTAAGACTACCTACGTTAAAAATAACCTGCAGCACAAAATCAGTCAACAAAGAACTGTATACATTAACCAAAGAAGTAAAATATCTATGAGTGAGAAAAAAGAAACGGCAATGCGTAGACTAAGCAAAGCACTACGGAAAAGGTTTCAAGGTTCATCCGTAAACATATCATGGATAGAACTGGATGCGTTTATGATGAAAGCGCAAACATGGGAAATGGAAAACATACTTAATTCCTACAACGAAGGATACACTGATTGTAAAGCAGGACTACCAAACAAAGCACAAAATGAAAGCAACACTAACCTTTGACCTTAAAGAAGACCAGCACACATTCGACTGCATGATGAGTGCGATTGATATGCATAGCATATTGCTTGAAATGCAGGAACACCTTCGCACATTAGAAAAGTACCAAACACTTACTGATGATCAATATAAGTTGGTTGGAGAACTGCGTGAATGGTTGAATACTGAAATCAACACACAGGGACTATCTCATTTATTGTGATACTTATCTCTCATTTATTGTGACACTTTGCGATAGCCCTGCTTCCAAAGAAACCTGCCCAATGATTCGCCTTCAGCATCCACCTTTTCTTCGCTCCATTCCGGCTGAATGTGATGCAAGTATTCATGCACCAAAACAATCAGATAGCGCATAGGTGGCAACGTTGGATCTATCTCTATCAGGTTATCACAATACAAGCCATCTGCACGCTCCCTGCCTAACCTGCGATGAATAACTTTTGGATGTGGCTTGCGTTTCATATTATCTTTGTAGCAGTTAGTGTGTAACTCTGCTAATTTGTTTTTGTTATTGATCAACTAGCCCCTGCAACGGTAGGGGCTTTTTGATTATCGAATCTTACCATTGACAATTCGGTAGTTACTTACTTCGAATTCGCCTGTATCTAATACTTTGACATGCGCAAAACCATGATGGTGCTTGTTGATGGGCATGTAATCGGGATGCAACTCACACAAACATGCCACACTCCAGCACGTTGTTATCTTACCATTGATGTTTGGTTCTGTATGTTCGCTTGCCTGGTGGTGATGTCCACACAATGCACTGTCTTTTGCACGCAAGAATAGACCGCGTGCGATGTTTACAGGACTGAATACCGATGCGCCTAGCTCATGACCATGCAGAATAGTAAGCTTACCTGCATGAATAATCTGCTTATCAGGAATAAACGTGATGTTTAACTTATCTAGATGCATCAATGATTCAAAATTGAATTCATCCATGCCCAGCAAATCGGGCGCATTGCGCATGATGTAGTGGTCATAGCGCACATCATGGTTACCACACTTGTAATAGATAGCAGCATGCGGAAACAACTTGCGCAAAGTCGCTAAGAATTGGCGTGTCATTAGCACTTCATGTCCAAAATTGCGCTTTCTTGGGTCCTTTTCGAAACGGCTAATAGCATAGAAGTCTATGATGTCACCATTCAGCAGAATAGTATTGACATCATTATCAAGTCCATACTTCAATGCCAGTGTTAATGCCTGTATGTTATGATACGGCACGTGGATATCCGATAGCAGTAGTATGTTGTTGTGATTTATAGGAAGCTTGAAGGGTTTGTAGTTTGCTTCCTGTGAAGGTGGCAGATCAAGTGGATTTGCTTCTTCAGGAATCAACTCATTCATCATGTTGGTGAAGTCACCTAAATGATTGTCTAGCTTTTGCAGTTGGCTTACTGGCTTTGCTTTACTTTTTTCTTTATTATCTAACCACCTACGATAGGTTTTATCTAATGAATCGACGGTAATATCAAGACCATACTTTTTGATTAGTTCGCGAATACGTGGTATAACTTTACCTGTCCCATCATGTAATTCACGATGTAGCTTTTCACGATCTAATGTTTGCATAGGCGTTATTTTGTACCCCTGATAAACCCGGCTAACTCCGCAAGATTATTGCTAATGGTTAAGTTCTGCGAAGCAATTACATCAATCTTCTTTTCAAGTTTATCAATGGCTTTGTTTTGTTCTTCTTTCATGATGTTTAACTTATCATTGAATTCTTCTTTGGTGTCTTTAATCGATTCGGCTAGCATTGTTACTTCTCTTTTGTGATAAGATTCCACAGTCTTCAGTGATGCAGAAACTTTCACCACATCCCTTTTCAATGCATAGTACAATCCAGTAAGCGATACCGCACCACCAATAATTGTTATTAAATCTCTAGGCTGAAACTCCATAGCTATAGTATTGCAAAATATATAGTAGAAAAAGTGAGTCCTGTGATACCTAATGTTAGTGCTGTGTTGGAAATTATTAACCGTCTGTTCCTTTTCTTCAACTGACCTATCTCATTATCCTTCTCAACAGCTATAGCCTTTTCAATACTTTGCTTATTCTCGTAGATAGCAGCTAATGTTTCATAACTGCTCGCTTGAATGCCTGTTATCTTTGCGTAATATGTAGTCTTCAGCCGTTCAAGCTGGTACAAGCTATCAATTTCCTGCGCAGTTTGATACCAATACAACATGCTATTGTAATTGAGACTGAAAAGCTGCTGATCGTAGGTTGTAAGTTCGGGTGTAAAATCCTGCTTTAAGTAGGCTGTCCGATTTTTTGAGTGTTGTGCGGAACTGATTAGTGGCATTAGCAGGAGAAGCAGAAAGAATGTTATAGGTTTCATTGCGATAAATTTCATTAGTGATTTCTTGGCGTTGAACAATGGTATCTTGATGCACTTGCAGACTGTCTATCTTTAGAAATAGACTATCCGTTTTGGCGTTATTAGCTTCAATGATTTTGTATAGCGAATCATTCACATCCTGTAACCTTTTTATAGCTGGATTTGTTACGGGCTTATTGCACGTACGCACGCTGAATATAGTGGCTAGTGCAAGTATTGCACAAGCCAGTCCGATTGCTAGCTTTGTGTTTTTCCCCATCGCGTAATGTGTAGATTTTTAGTTAGTGGGCGAATCTTGTAATATACGCCATCGCGTGAACGTGAATCGCGCATGCCCTGATCATTGGTATTACCTTCAATCGTACGCACCGAATACTTGCCTACCCTGTCCACGATACCAGTGTGACCTATACCCTTGAATCTTTTCCGCTTGAATTCGGAATAAGTCAAAGTCATTACTAGCACATCCTTATCACTGTACGATTGTTTGAATTTGCCATCGGTAAAAATTACATCGCGCTGGTTATAGGCAGTAGGTGACCAGCCTGTGATTGTATTGGGCACACCACACTCATTGAGCATAGCCATAACAAAGAATGAGCACCATGCGTAACCGGGCAACCAACCTTCCTGCCGCATCAATACCTGCAAAGCAGCATCGTTAAATCCTTTGTTGTTACCGCCTTTCTCTTTAACGCCTACAAATGATGAAGCCGTTACCCTTACGCAGTAGCCGTCATCAGCATGCGTACAATAAACAGGAATGCAGCAAAGTAGAATGCATAAAGCAACAGATATAAAACAACTTTTTGCCATGTGGTAAGGTAGGTGTTTATTTCATAGTTG